TTCCAGTACGGCGAAGACTCATTCATCGGGTCAAAGTCGCCGCTGCGGTTATCGAACACAATCCTGCATTCACCAGGTTGCACGGTTTGGTTCTCCACCGACTTGCCGCGCCGGATCGCAATGTTGCGGACCTGCGCTGGCGGGACCACCGTCCACTCGGCATCGTCAAAGGCTTTCGGCCCAATCGGTGCCGCAAGATCAAACTCGACCGTGATCGTGGGGGCAACCACCCCGTCAAAGATGCTCACGCGCTACACCCCGAGAATGGCAGGATCAAGACCACGGCGGCGCATCATCTGCGCCATCTGGTCCCGAATGGACACGGCCAAGTCACGCTCACGCACAACCGAGCCCTGCACGTTCACCGTGACGTTGATCGGCGTAGACCCGCCGCCGAGACGGTTGTTGGGGGTGATCCAAGCGTTGCTAGTGGGAGTCAGGAGTTCCGGTCCGCGCTCCCCAACGAGGTAGCTTGACCCTGCCGAGACCGTGCCGCCGATGGCGCGGAGCTTGCCCGCTGCCCGCATCTTCGCCTCGAAACGTGCCGCGGCCTCTGGATTACGCAGCCGCAAGTCCTCAATCTGTTTGAGGATGACGCTCTCGTTAGTGGGGATGGTGCCGCGTTGCGTGGCCGCGTTCGCTTCACGCTTCTCAGCGATCTCAGGCTTGCCCGCGCCGGAAACCTTGTCCACCACTTCAATGGCAGTGATGGCGCTCATGCCAGGCAGCAGCTTGCCTAAGACCTTCCCAAGGGCCGGAAACTTCTTGAACAGTTTGAGCATCGTCTGAACCGCGAGAGTGACCTTGCCAACGATCCACAACACCGGCCCAAGCGCGGCGACAATCAGCGCGAAGACACTAGCCACGCGGCGAGTAGCTGGCGACATTGAGCCAAGCATCTCCGACAGGCCCTTGAAAGCGTCAGTGACGGTGGCAATCTCAGGGGCAATCGTGTCGCCGAAGTTGATCATCTCATTCTTGAACGACTGCATGGCCTGTTGATACTTGAAGCCAGCCGAACCTTCAGTGACCTCAAACGCTTTGTCGGTATCACCCACGGCAGCCGCGAGGCTCTCAAAGATGGCGACCGTTGTGGCTGAGTTGCTACCCATCAAGTCCAAGACACCTGAGAGCGCACGGATGTTGCCGAACACTTCAGCGGCAGCGGCAGAGTTGCCGCCGAACTCCTTCTTCAGAGTTTGGAGGGTGGAAAGCAAGCCCTTCTCTTTCAACTGCTTGCGCAGGCTTTCAGAGGACAAGCCCATGTTCTTCAAAGCCTTTTCAGACTTTGCGGTGGGTTTGAGCAGTGCGGCCATGATGCCGCGGAGTTGGGTGGCTGCTTCGTTAGCGTCCGTACCTGTACGGGATAGGGCGGCGAAGGCAGCACCAACTTCATGGAACTGAACACCCATCGCCGAAGCTAGGGGAAGCACTCGACCCATTGCGCCAGAGAGCGAGCTAGCTTCCAGCTTGCCCTCTCGAACCGAAGCCACCAGAACATCGGTCGCCGCCGTAGCCGACAAGGTTTCGGAACCATAAGCGTTGAGCGCGGAGGTGGCTAAGTCGGCAACGGTCTTGGTTTCACCCAAGCCAATCGCTGAGGCCTTCAAGGATGCCGCAAGGACATCCATAGCGTCCTTGCCGCGCAAACCTGCGGAGGTGATGAAGAAGAGCGCGTCGGCAGCCTCCGTGCCGCTCTTGCCGAACTGCGAAGCCATCTTGATGACTTCGGGCCGCATCGAGGCGACATCTTCTTTGGCAATACCGACCAGCGAACTAATCTTCGTCAGCGAGTTATCAAAGTCCATCGCCATTTTGGCTGACGCGCCAAGGAAGCCGACAATCGGCAAAGTCAGGTTGCGGGTCATGGACTTGCCGACGCGCTGCATTGACTGGCCCATTGCGCCGATCTTGTCGCTGACCGAACGCTGCGCCTTGTCTAGCTGCGTGACAAACTTGCCAGTGTCAGCGTCAAAAACAACTTTCCAGCTCTGCGTCCTTACTTTGCTACTCACGCAGGCTCCTTACTTGAAGATTTCGCTAAGGCTGTTCTGGTAGTCGTTCAAGATTTGCTGATAGAACTTGCGCACATTGGGATAGAAGAAATACCCTTCACTGCCGCGGCCAAGTTTGCGACTGCGCGGTGGAAACTGTTTCACTGAGCCACGCTTGTTATGGTGAACAAAGGACCGCTCAAAGAAGTTCTTGTGCCGTGTCATGTGACCTGAGTGTTTGCCACCATTGGAACCAAACTCCGCGCCAGCGGCAATCTCACCAGCAAGGGCAGGACGTTTCTTGCCGTTGCGTCGGATCGCCACCTTGCGCCCGCCCATGTTGACCGCTGGCTTGCCCTTGAATAAGTCCACCGTCAATGATCGAGCAACCGCTGGCTGTTGTTTGACCGTGGCATCTAATCGGGCAGCCACAACTACTTTGCGCGCGTTGTCCCTGGCGGTGCGACTGATTTCTTTCTTGAACTTTCGTTGCCCCTCAGCAATGTCTTTGATCCACAAGCCGACCCCTTGGCCGTTTCGCGGGCCTCCGACACGAAACTCATATTGTTTCACTGGCCTCGTCTTTCCAGATAAGAAAACATAGCCGCCAGAATGTGCTCAGACGTTTCTAGCAACTCCCGCGGTGCGATCCCCGTTTCAACCGACAGCGCCGCTATGGCGTAGGACTCGCTGCCGGGTCCGAAGGGGGGAGGGCATCGTCCTCCACGGTCCAGTCGGCAACCGTCGCCAACCAGCTATCAAACTCCAAAGCCGTCACCGACTCACGCTTGAAAGCGTGCCAGGCAAGCCACAAGAAGAACTCTTCGCGCTCCTCTTTTGCCAGCGCGCCAACGGACTTGCCGAACTCCCGCTCAAACATGACACGGTCAATCGGCAAGACCGTCGCCGCTGATTGCTCGTTCCTGACGTTGGTAATAACAATCTTGCTCATTGCGTACCCCTTCTAGCGGTTGACTGTTAGTAAGTGCCGAGAGTGACGGCACCGGTGATCTGGAACTCGGCGGTGAACTGCACCGCGTCTGCGACGTCTCCGCTGACCGAGTAGGAAGTCAGGATTGCCTCACCCGTGAACTTCGGGGACGTGGCCGCAGAGCCAGCCGGGCCGTACTCGAAGGACTTTGTTGCGCTCGCGCCGACAATGCCCGCAAGGACAGTGTTAGCGGCAGGGTCGAACAGGCCCGAGATGGAGAATGTGGAGGACGACAAGCCGGTGATGAAAGTCTTGGCTGAGTCGCCGAACGTGGAAGTCTCCGGCACGTCAACGGACTGCGCTAGGGAGCAGTCCTTGACATAGGTGGAGATGTTGGTGAGGGAACCGGCAGCGTTGTCGATCTTGAAAACGCTGTCCTTACCGTGAACGAACGCCATGTGATTGTCTCCTTATTAGCGGCGTGAGAGGGTGACGGCGAAAGACGCAGACGTTGCGGTTTGCGTCCATGTGGCGCGGAGGTAGCGGTTGACCGTTCCGGCCACCGTCACCCGCTGACTTGTGGTGCTACTCGCCGCTGTAAAGGTGGCGAGGTCTGCCCAGGTGGACCCGTCCGTGGAGTGCTGCACTTTCACAGTCACGCCACCGCCGGTCACGCTGGAAACTTGAAGGACAGCCAACGCGCCACCAGAAGTGCCCGCGCCACCATCAAAGGTGGCACCGTTGGCATCGGCAATCTTTGGCACATCCAGATCGGCAAGCGAAACGCCGTAGTCAATCCGGCCCGAAGTCTGAAACTCGATGGATGCCTTCACGGCATCGGCGACATCAGAGGTAGTGGAGTAGGTCGTGGCAAGCCCGACGCAATCCACCGTCGGGGAACCGACCGTGAAACCGGCAGGGGCAATCGTCACATTGTTGCCGGCGACCGCGCCGAGCACATCGGTCTCCACGATCCCGTCCAGCGTCGCCTCGAAGAAACCGTCAAGGGAGACGGTGCCGGAGTAGAGACCAGCGATGAACTCCTTAGCGGTGCTCGTGAAGACCGTGGTCTCCGGAGTGTCCACCGTCGAGTTGATCGATTGGCTGGAGAAGTAGGCGGCAAGAGCCTGCCCATCCACCGCCAGCCGCCCGTTCTTGCCATGTACGAAAGCCATCAGGCGTACACCTCCACAGTAAAGTCAACGCCCAAGTAGGAAACGTCGCCGTAGTCATAAACCCCGATGCCGTTCGCACCCGTCACGCGGGTGGTCATCGCCGTACCCAGCAGCGACGGGTCCGCTTCGATAGCGGCCTTGACCGAACGCGCCCCGTCGGGGGCGACATACTCGGACAGATAGATTTGCGCCGCGCGTTCCTCGCTACGGGCCACCAACACCCGCACTTGGAACTCGTAGCGGTTCGAGCCGTTGCGCATCGTGGAGTCGTAGTCGATCGTCGTCGGCGGGCCGACCACCGCGACGGGCACTGAGACCATGTCACGGACCTGCGCTTGCGTACGCAAACCCTCAATGTTGCCGAGCAGTGTGGCGATAGCCTCAGCCATCGCATTGAGATCGGTCACGCTAGACCCGCCATGCGCTTGTAGGGCTCTAGCAACATCCGTGCGTCAGGATGCAAACCACCGGGCAGGCGCAGCACACCGAGCGAGTCCGCGCCACCGACTAGACCTAGCGGCACATCCCGCGACTTGAAGAGACGGATCGTCTGCAACAGGGTTGCATCCTTGACCGCCTTTGGTACGGCCGGCCAACCGAAGATCCCCGAGACCTTGATCCAGCCTGGCATCGGCGGCAGTACCGTCGACGGCTTGGACAGCAAGTAGGTGTAAGGCTTTGGTTCTGCCAACTCGGCAGAGTTCACCGGCGAAGGGATAACCGCACCCGCGCCCAGACTGGAGAAAGTTTCCGCGTAGCCGGTGTAGTCCACCGCAATGTCGGTGACTTCCACAATGTCTTCAGTCCACACGATCCCGCGATTACGG